GCTGGCATCCCGTTCCTTTTTGACAGAAACGGTTGCCTTTTTCTTTTTTGCGGCCGGCTTTTCCACAGTAAATGTCTTTGTACCGTAGGCACGCCACTGCTTGAGATTGACATCCACACTGACATCAAGCCCCTCTTTAGCCTCCTCCACAATGTTGTAGTCCTCAACGCTCACTTTCATGTTGGTGTCATAGAGGCTCCGCCCGTTCGGTGAACGGCGCACCATGATAAACCTTGTGGTGCGCTTGTCGGTTTTCAACTTCTCAAGGATGCCAAGGTAATACTCCGGTGACCGGGCGGCAGAAAGCATGGGCAGGGTAAATGGCACCACAATCTCTGTCAGACCCGGTACACGGAGAAAATTGATTTCACCCTCGTTTAAGAGGGTGATGGTTTCGTTTTGGCCTTTTATCTTTACTGTGAGTTTTTCCGGTGTCGGCCATTCCACACCGTCCAAGTAGCAGGTGTAACTCATTATTCATGCACCCCCTCAGCGGCGGTCACAAGGGCCTCGGTAAAGCCGTCTGTGAGCTCCGTGATAATTCCGTCAATATCGGCACTGCCGTCAATCTTGTTGGTCATGCCGGTCATGTCAATCTTGACCTCTGCGGTGGTGAAACGGTTGATTGCATCACGCTCCGCAATGTCACGCAAATACTCCAGTTCCTCATCCGTAACAGATAAGCTGTCAGCAATGCTCCCGGTATCACCGGCAATACTGCCGACATCGCCCATCATGCTGGACATATCAAAGCCGCCGCCGTCACCCATGTTGAACATGCCGCCAATTTTGTTCTCAACGCCGGTGCCAAAGTCATAGCCTTTGCTCCAGGCATCGCCATACTCAAAACGATGGTCAATGGTCGGTGCTTCACGGTCAAGGGTGATGGAGTTTTCATTCTTGCCCCATGCAAGCACCTTGTCCTGCAAGGCGTTTAGTCCGCCTGTCCAATCGGTGCCGAAAATAGCATCAATGATTTTTGTGACAACCTTGCCCAAAGACAAAAACCAAGAGATGATGTTGCCAATGAGGTTTGCCACGGCATCACCAAAGCTGTTAAAGCCGCCGTTGCATACATTCAAAATCCATTCAATGATACCCAAAAACGGCTCAACAAAGATGCTCCAGATAAACTGGATGATGGCATTGAGCAAGCCTATGACGGTGTTGCCGATGATTGCGGCAAGCACCAGAACAGCACCGCAGATGATGCCCGTGGCGGATGTGCTTGCACCCGTCACTCTGTTCACGGCGGCAACCACAGCGTAGATGAGGGCAATGAGCAGAATGATGCCCATAATGATAAGGAAAACAGGGTTGAGTGCCATAACGGCATTAAAAGCTGTCTGCACGGCAGTCCACACTTTGGTTGCCGCCGCAACGCCCTTTGTAGCGATAAGGTACACTGCAAGAGCCGCTGCAACGCCCAAAACAAGCGGACCTATAATCTCAATGTTGTTGGCAAGCCAGTTTATGAAAGTGAGGACGGGCTCAAGAGCCTGCAAGGCAATGTTGCTCATCATTGTCCACACCTGCGCCCAGGTCATGGGCATACTTTCAAACTTTGCGTTGGTTTCATCCGCAACGGAAAACAGGGCATTTTTAACCACCTGTGCGGTGACCTTGCCCTCCGCTGCATATTCCTTGATGGAGCCTTCCGCAACGCCCATATACTGCTCAATGGCTCTGGCAATACCGGGGGCACTGTCAAGGATAGAGTTTAGTTCCTCGCCTCTCAGTGCGCCGGCCGCCATCGCCTGTGTGAGCTGCACCATAGCGTTGCTCTGTTCCTGGGCGGTTGCGCCGCCGATGACAAATTGCTTGTTGACCTGCTCCATGAACGCAATAACCTGGTCCATGTCGTGGTCAAAGGCGTTTCCAGCGTTCAGTCCTAACTTGGCAACGGCAGATGCCGTGTCAAGGTAGGCGGAGCGTGAACGGTTGGCAGAGGCCATGATTTTTGCCTCCAACTCATCCACACTACCACCATCCGTGACAAGCAGGTTAAGACGCGCCTGGGCGCTGGTCACATCATCGGACAGGTTGACAAGTTTCTGCACGGTTGCAATGCTTGCAATACCGGCGGCTATGCCGGAGATTTTCCCCATCAAGCCGTCAGCCTTAGAGCCTGCTTTCTGGAAATTGTCCGCCATCTTGTCCAGTTCTGCGTTGGCACCTACTAATTGGGAGCGTGCGGCAGCAAATTGGGCAGAGTTGATAGACTGCCCGGAGGCACGCTGCATTTGTTCAAACGCATCCAGTGTGGTGGTAAGTGCCCCGGAGATTTTTCTCAATACAGATGTCATACCATCATTGAGCACCATCTGTGACCTAATTGTTGCCACTGTGTCACCTCCCTTTCAAAAGAGTTAATGCTTTTTGCCCATTTTCGCCTTGCTTTCCAGCTTTGCCTTTTCTTTCCGTTCCTTGTCGCATCGGACGGATATGGAGGCAATCACAAAAGCACGCTCTGCAACGGGCAAATTCAAAAATTTGGACGGCTCCCAGCCAAACTCCTGCAAACAGTAGTGTGCATAGTTCGCCTCCGGGTCACCGTCCTCTATCAGTTTTTTGCATCGTCAACCAGTTCATCCTCGGTCTTAAAGCCGTTGACCTGGAAAACCTCCGTCATGTAGTCATCAAACTCACCGCCGATGAGCATTTTGCCAAGCAGTTCCTCCGGCTTTGCAACGCCCCAATCGTTCTGGAGTTCGGCGTTGTTAAGGTCGGGGAACACCGTGCAGCGGGCGCACACCTTGGCCTGGAAAGCATAGGTGTCAAGCTGCTGTGTGTACTGATTTTTCTTGCCGGGGATAGGCACCTGCTTGATGCAGGCAGCACGGATGCGTGCATATTCATCTGCGGAAATGCAGCAGATTTCCCAGGCCATCGGCTTGCCGTCCTCCCCCTTGAAACGGGGAGAGGCGGCATAGAAATGGTTGGTGATAGGCGCTACATTGGAGCGCATAAAAGCAGATAAAGTTTTACTCATGGGTGTATTTCCTCCTTTTTGTCAGTCCTTACATATAGGACGGGTTGGTGTACTTTTCCGGGCGGGTAAAGCCGTCACAGTAGCCCTCAATAGACTGCTCGACAAAATCACCCTCCGCATTGAACATGGAAAGCATCACATCACCGTCCAGCACACAGTTGTTATAAATCTTGGAGCTCCTGCCAACGGATGTGGCGGGG